GTAACGCACCCATGGAAAGAAATCGTACGGCCATTCCTCGTCGACGAGGGTGCAATTTTCCAGTGCGATGATGTGCCGGCCGGGACGATTTTCGCTGCCGAGGTGGACGACCTCGTAAACGTCGACCATGTCGGCCACTTGCTCGTTGCCGTTCATGCGACGATAGGCACGGTCAACGAGCCACGTCGCCGCCGGAGCGTCCTTGATGTCCTCTTCCAGCTCGGGGTAGAGACGAATCAGCTCGGAACGCGACTTCGGGAACTTGGCGCCAAGCTGCTGAGGCTTATCACCGTCATAGTCGTTCCACACCAAATGCTTGCCGTGAAGCCGCTCGACCCGCACGCATTCGCCCGGGAGGTCGAGGTAGAAGCGCGCGATCCCACCAGCTCGAGAGATACAGCCGTCAACGAACAGACGTTGCTGCAGTCCGTGAAAGCCCTGCTCGCGAAGCCCGCCGTTGCAGAACTTCGTTTGCTGCCTGGCGCGCTTCTGCAGCTTCCAGGAAGCGCCGTCCGTCTCGCATCGAACGTCGGCGGGGTTCTTCGCGAGCATCGCCTGCGCGGTGTCAATGCAACGGCCGACGAGATTGCAGCGTCCTCGCTGGTAGCTATCGAGCGTGAGCACACTGTTGGAGAGCAGCGGGGAGATGCTGGTCAGGGTGCCCAGCCAGTAGGGCGGCTGACCCTCGTAGAGGCCAATGTACATCGCATCCTGCATGCGCCGGACAGCATGCGCTGACTGCAGGACCGTCACCCAACGCCGGGCCGCGGAGACGGCCGTATCGCCCGCATAGGCCCACCAGTGCAGCCCATCGACAGCGTTCGAGAGGTCTCCCATCGTCCCCATGCGATGGGGCAGACGGACCACTTGGCGCTTGATCAGCTTGCGCATCAGCCCGCCTCCCTGAGGGGCTCCACAACCTCAGCGAGCTGGCCCTCGTGCACGCCAAGCTCGCGCAGAACCCGCTGTCCCTCTGCTCGGTCTCCGGCAGAGAGTGACGGTGGCCGCTTGACGGGCTTGGCCACCGTAACGGCCGGAGACGGAAGCTCAGAAGCAAACTTCACCGAGACCTTTCCGTCGGAGAACTCCGCAACGCCGTTCGCCCGAAGAACAGCGAAAAGGGCTTTGAGCTGCGGAGTTGTCATTCGCCTCCCAAGGCTACGTATTGGGTGTTCTGATAGTCAACAAATACACTCCAATTCACTTGACCTTTCTCACATGTACTCGTCTTCCCAATCGCGCCTTCGCTCGCGCCTCTGCGCCGCGAGCACCTTCTGCTGCCACTCCGTTGGCTTCTTGTACTGCGGGTCGGGTTCTGCGACCGGCTTTTCCAGGAACGCATGGCAGGCGCGCCAGCCATACAGGACCGCATCGGTCATGTTGCCGTGATATCCGCCCTTGCTCGCCGGCAGCTCTTGCAGCTTGCCGTCACGCAGAGCCTCCATGTCCTTGCGTACGGCTCGGCATTCGTCGACGAACAGCGACGAGCTTTTCGCCCGAAACCAGCCCTTGCGCATGGCCGTGTTGAAGAGCTTGATGTGGCCGGGCTTGTCGGCTTTCTCCGCTGGCTCGAGGGGGAGCTGATGTCGACGGCGGATCTCCTCGGCGATCATCTTGCCGAGCCCGCCCTGGTCAACCACCATGTTGCGAGGGTGGTAGCGCTCTTGGAATTCTGCGACCCTCTCGGCGCAGTCGGTGACGTCGACCTTGTTGTCTCTCCACTCGTCGACAAGGTACACCCGTTGCTCGTGGCGAGGCCAACCGAGCACCGCGAGCGCGGAGTTGTCGTCGTGCCCGAGGTCAAGAGACAGCACGTAAGTCCAGTCTCCGTCAGGCAGAACCACGAAGTCGTTCTTTGCCTCCGAGTATTCGTAGAGCAGCGAAGCGAGGTCCTCGATGTCGAGCGCGAGGTATTCCCGTCGATACGTCGGGTTGTCTTCGTCCCAACCGAACTCTTCGCGGATGCCTGCGAGGATTTGTTCGACCGACTGCCCAGCGAGCCGCGCGGGGAAGCGCTCGTTGTCGAGCACCGTCCAGTGGTGTTGCTCGCGGCCCTTGGCGAGCTTGCCCTTCCAGCATTCGTAGAAGAGCCCACGACGCAACGGTGGCGGCGTCCCAGTAAGCGTGAGAGAGCCGTCGTAGTCCATGAGGGTCTGCCGGATCACGTCTTGGATGAGCGGCCGAATCACCCGATCGGGAAACGCACCAGCCTCATCGATCACCACCGCCTTGAACTTCTTCCCTCGGTACTTCTCGATCTCTTGCGCCGTGTGCGCGCCACGCAGCTGAATGGCAACGCCCAGAGGCGAAATCACCTCCAGATCGCCCTCGCGCACCTTGAAGCCGAGAGAAAACTCCGAGTTGAGCCGCAGTAGCTCTGGCCAGATGATCTCCTTGGCGTTGCCACGGGTGAGGGTTACGTAGAGTTCGGGAACGATCGGCTCTTCGAGCGCCCCGAGCATCAGCTCGATGGCGTCGCCGACCGTTTTGCCCGACCGGCGACCGCACACCTTCACCTTGCGCTTGTGCAACGACTCAATGGCGGCCCGCTGCGGACCGAACGAGCAGGCGGCGGCTGAGAACTCAGCGGCGCGCTTTTCCTGCTTGCTTTTGCGCAGGGCTATCGCCAGTTGCAGCTCTTTTTTCCTCATGCTCGGTTACCTGCGGTTCCTCTCTCGGCCAAGCCAGCGTGCCTGGAGGCGGCCACGCAACAACCAGGGGTGTGCCGTTCATGAGCCCTTCGGGCCCATAGAAGAACAGCATTCCGTCATCGCCCAATACGATCGCTTCGATCCCATCCTTGCCGACCTCCCACACGGTTTTTGGATCGTTCCCGACAAGTGACACGTACGCGCCAAACTGGACTCGTTTTATCCTCATTTGTACTTTCCCAGCAGCTCAGGCTGATACCTCAGGTTGAAAATCGTGCGCGGTCCCGGCGGCGCCCAATGCGTGCACGGGACCACGCCAGAATCGTCGACAACTTGGCGGAGCAAGGCACGGCCAATTCCCACTCGTCGGAATGGATGCTTCACGTAGAGCCAGTGCAGGCACACGTTGGGCTCCGAGCATGCGAAGCCGAGCATACCGTTTGAATCACCCTCTGCGTGCGCCACGATGGTCCGCACGTTCTCGTCGGCAAGGATGCGTTCGAGCACGCGGTGGTAGAGAATGCGCCACTCCTCTTTTTCCATGACGATGTTTCCCGGGAAGTGCGGCCAGTATCCCTCGAGCCAGCCATGGAAGACAAAAGCGGCGTCCGCCTCTGCATTGAAAAGACGAAAGCCGATTCCTTCGACGACGGATGCGGTCGACGCGTTCACTTGCCACCCTCCGCGCGTGCTATCAGGTTGCGTGCGACATCAAGCTCAGGGAACTTTTCGCCGTCGAAGTCGTCCATCCGAACAGCACGCTCCAATGACTTCAGCGCGACCAGCAACTCATGCTGTGACACTTGCGGCCCGCGCTGCCAGCGTGGCCGATCGTCAATCGGCTCCGGCTCGCCCATCACTTTTGCAATGGTGGCACGGGCGTGCTGAATTACCGGGTGGAAGGCAAACCCACGGTACTCGGATATCCAATCGTTGGCCGCATAGCGAGTAAGCTCGATAAGAACTGCTAGCAGCTCGGGAGCCGCAAGAATCAGATCGGCCACCTGTCTGTCGGGCATAACCTCGAAGGCTCCCATCACCACCTCTTTGTCATTCGCATCGACGATGTCACCATAGACGTGTCGAATCGTCCATGGCGCTGGATACCTCTCGAGATTGTTCGACGGTGGCACCGCAGGTTTGACCGAACCATCAGCGGCGCCACCGTCTGGATTGCTAGGGTGACATGCGCCCTCCTTTCGTTCGATGCTCATCTTGCCCTTTCCGCAGCCCTGGCGCACGCCATGGCGGCTTCGTTGCTCAATCCCTGGCGTCGAGCGCGCCAGTAGTCACGCCGAGCTTTCTTGCCAAGCCTCGAAAGGTTCTCGACATCGCGGATGTCGGCGTGAAGTTGCTCGGCGTCGGCTTCGTCTTGGTCGAGGTTGTCACGGGAAACGGCGATGTCGATCACGGTTCCACCTCGACGACAATGGTGCACTTGGTGTCTGGCTTGATGATGGTGCGCAACTCCTCGGCTCTCTCGAGCGAGACGATAGCGAAGGCGGCGCACACGAATGAGTTAGGAAACGGAAATCCAACCGACCAAAACACCATCCCATCATAGCTGTCAATTTTCGCCTCGAGTGTCACCGTCTTCTTGGCCAGCGCGGCCCGATCGCCTTCTCCGATTACTGCCTTCGTCGCCGCCTTGATTTCGGCCTCCATCTTCCGGAGCTGCACTTCTTCTGCGAGCCCCATGATTCCCAAATCTTCCAGCATAAGGTTGGTGCTCATGATGCCGCCTTTCCCTTGCTGTCGATGTCGCTCAATAGCCTTCCCAGCTCCGCCTTCGGCATCGCCCCAAGATGCTCGCGCAGCAGCTGCGACAACGTGGCCTTGTCGAGCTGACGTCGCTCCATCCATTCCAGAGCAGAACGCTCCTCTTTCGCAATGGCAAGCGCCGCCAATGTCGCATCGGCCAGTGCTCGCGCATGCCACTTCGGATCGCGCTTGGTGGGCGCGACTTTTTTCAGATCACAAATGAGATCGCCGATGGCTTGCTTGCCCATCTCGATGATCTCGACAATCGTGCGGTCGCGTTTGGTCCTACTGGACATGGCCACCCTCAATTCCGTTCCGAGCAAGGTCGCGGAACTCGCGGATGACGCTCGCCTCTGGCCAATTCCAGTCAGAGGACCACTCG